TGCAGACAGGGCTGGACTGTACAAGGTAACACACATCAACCACCCATCAGCAGTGTGGGTACGACAGAGTGAGGCTAACTATTACTGGACACTGCACCTGCTGTGGTATCTGTGTGCTGAGTACAGCAAGAGGTATCACAAGGTACACAAGACAGCCCGACTGATAGATGCACTAGCAGTGGTACCTGACAACATACCAGACGGTGACTTTACTGAGCCACCACAGTGTATGCCTGATGAATATAAGAACGACTGTGCAGTCACGGCATACCGTACATACTACAAGAACGACAAGGCAGGCTTTGCAGTCTGGAAATATACACAAGCACCGACATGGTGGAGAGGAGTAGCAGCATGAGCGTAGACTATGTAAACATTGAGAAGATGTTAGACATTCACAACAAACTGAAGGGTATTCTTAACACACTTCAAGAATGTAACGATCTGTGGATGTCAGATGTTAAGACACTAGAAGATGTGATATTTGACTTACGCTATGAGTTTAAGTTCAAGCCACCACGCAACGAGGATGGGGAACACTTGCACTGGTCAAGTCAGTGGGTAATGGAGACTGAAGATGACACGGAATAAGTTTGACGATGCGTACATCATCGGGTATACTAATGGGTATCATGGGGATGGGTACTTGAATGAGTACGATGCAGATACTATGGCTCAGTATCATATCAAGTACAAGGCAGGATACGTAGCAGGTAAAATGCTGCGTACTAAAGAGGGAATGAAGTCATGAGCATTGCACACAAGACTTGTCCATACTGTAACAACTGTGAAGCAGAAGCATTGTATGCAGTAGATGGTATGCTTGAATGGTTCTGTATTAACTGTCTAGCAGAGTGGACTGAAGAACCTGATCCAGTAGTAACTACTAGTCATGAGCAATGGATGCTTGACAACTATGGTGAAACATGATAGTACTACTAACAACATGGATACTAGCAATGATTGTAGTAGCAGTAATTGGAATGGCTACTGACTACGAATCTGTAACTGGTATACAGTTTAGTATCATGCTACTAGGTACGATACTGATCGGATGTTTAGGATTGTTTAACAATCTTTAACATATCTTATAGTATATGTTTTAGGGGGTTCTTCTCTTGGATGTAACTTTAGAAACAACCAGCGATACAGACCAGCAGTTAATTGAGCAGCAGCTTGAGTTAGAGACAGACATGCTGACAGGTGGTATCAATCGCTTCAGGAAGGCCGTAGACAAGGCAATAGAAAAGGGTAGGGAATCTACCACGGCTCACGGTAGAGCCATTGTAGCACGTGTTGTGGGCGATGTAGCGTATGGTCTACAGCAGTACCTTGATAACCCAACCAACATATCAAGGGACATAACATGGAAGCGCATCAATCATATGGATGCTGAACAGGTAGCATACCTAGCAGTGGTGTCCCTGATTGATAGTTTGAGTAGAAAGAACACGCTACTGTTTGTAGCACGTACAATTGGTAGTGCTATTGAAATGCAGGACAGACTTGAGAAGTGGATATATTCTGAGGGTGATCCAGCCAAGCGTGTGATTAAGTTAGCTATGCAGAAGGCGTATGGTCATAGACGCTATGGCCTGACGCACAAGATGAACAAGGATGGATATGCTGATACCACATGGGACAAGTCTGAACGTGTGCATGTGGGCTTCAAGATGGTTGACCTAATCATACAGCACACTGGCATTGTAAAGCTGGACACACAACAGACTGAGCGTAGACGTAGGGCTACCTATGTAGTACCTACTGAGGGTACGCTTGAGTGGATCAAGGCTTTCAATAATTATATTGAGACAGCTAGACCACGCTACCTACCCTGTGTTATACCACCCAAGCAATGGACTGATGTGACAGGTGGTGGGTATCACGGACACGACATTGATAAATTACCTATAGTGAGGCGCAGATGAGTTTGAAAGCACACCTTAACAAGCTGAGACATCAGGACTTGACTGAAGAGTACGCATGTCTTAATGCTTTACAGGATACTGAGTGGCATATCAACAAGCCTGTGCTACAGGTAATCAGAAACCTGTGGGATAATGGACAGGAGTGGGCTGGCTTGCCTGCCAAGGATGACTTGCCTCTGCCTGACTACCCATTCAGTAAGGATAAACATGAGTTGACTGAGGATGAGAGGGAGATGTTTCGCGCATGGTCACGCAACAGGAACCACATCTACTCCCTTAACAACCGAAGTGTGAGCAAGCGCATACAAGTAGAGCGTACCTTGCAGATTGCTGAACAGTTTGCTAAGTACGACAGGTTCTACTACGTATGGCAGAACGACTTTCGTTCACGCAAGTATGCAAGCAGCACCTTCCTCTCGCCTCAGTCTGCCGATTGGAGTAAGTCATTACTAGAGTTTGGATACCCACTAGCTATCAACAACTGGAACGATGCACGTTGGCTGTGTATTCATGGTGCTAATCTGTATGGCAATGACAAGATCACACTAGACCAGCGTGAGACATGGGCATGGGACTTTTCTGATGAGGCACACAAGATTGTTGACAACCCATATGACAATCAGCTATGGCTTGAGGCAGACAAACCTTTCCAGTTCCTAGCGTGGTGTCATGAGATGTCAGGCCTTGTCAAGCAGGGTTGGGGATTTCAGACACGCCTGCCTGTATCTGCTGATGGTAGTTGTAATGGACTACAACATCTGTCGGCTATACTTAGAGATGAGAAGGGTGGCCTAGCTACCAACCTCGTACCCTCTCCACTACCACAGGACATCTACAGTCAAGTAGCTGATGAGGCTGTGGCTAACATCAGGCAGGATGACAGTGAGATAGCTAGGAAATGTTTGGCCTTTGGTATTGACAGGAAACTAGCCAAGCGTCCGGTCATGATCGTACCATACAGTGGTACACGCCACGCTTGTCGCAGCTATATTGAGGATGCCATACGTGATAAGATCAAGGATGGTGCAGACAATCCATTCGGTGATGATTTGTTTGAGGCTAGTTCATACTTGTCAGGTCACATATGGGATGCTATTAGTGGTGTCATCCAGTCAGCACGTAACGTGATGGACTATGTTAAGAGTGTTGGTGATGCGTATGCTGAACAGGGCAGGCACATGGAATGGATAACACCAACAGGCTGGATTGTATTGCAACAGTATAGTGAACAGGAGAAGAAGCGCATCAAGACACACATCAATGGCGACATCGTATCGCTATCCTTTCCACGAGATAAGGAAAACAGTGTAAACAAATACAGGACAGGGCTAGGTAGTTCACCTAACTTTATCCACTCGTTAGACGCAGCAGCTATGACTAAGACTATCAACAAGTGTGTGGCTGCTGGACTACAGGACTTTGCTATGGTACATGATAGCTATGGGACACACTCAACTAACATGATAACCATGTCTGAAATACTACGAGAAGAATTTGTTTCTATGTATGAGGAACATGATGTCTTGACAGAGTTGAGGGATCATGCTATAACAGTTCTTGGTACAGGGGATGTTCCCTTTCCACCAAGCAGAGGTAACTTAGACTTGTCTAACATATTGAAATCAGACTACTTTTTTGCATGAGTTCTAAAGTTACATCATAGCCAATTGGCAACAACGTGAAGGAGAATAAAACACTATGCTTATCATTAAAGGTAATGCTAAATGGGCCAAGGTATTTGAGCCTGATACTCGCTTTGATCCTGAAGGGTCGTACTCAATTCAAGTACTAGTCCCAGAGGTAGAAGCTGCTGAAGTGTGTGAACAACTGGATGCTATGGTTCAGACCAAGCTTGCTGAAGTTGTCAAGGAACAACCTAAACTCAAGGCTGTCCTGTCCACTCGTAAGGCATATGAAGAAGAACTAGATGATGATGGTAATCCAACAGGCAACCTCATCTTCAAGACTAAGATGAAGGCACGTATCAAAGCACGTGATGGTCGTGTGTATGAACAGAAGCCAGCAGTTGTAGATGCCAAGCGTACTCCAATGTCAGGCAATGAACTGATTGGTAATGGTTCAGTGGTCAAGGTAGCCCTTGAGCCTGCTCCATACATGATGCCTTCTACTAAACAGGTAGGTATCTCAATGCGCCTCAAAGCTGTACAGGTTATTAACCTTGTTGAGTATGGTAGCAGTGGTGCTTCCTCAATCTTTGATGAAGAGGAAGGCTACGTTGCTAATGCTGTAGCAAAGGACAATGCCGGTGATGTCTTTGGTGATGCGACTGCTGATGCCGAAGGGGACTTTTGAGGAAAGGGTCATCAGTAACCTAGATGAACGTGGCGTTCCATACGAGTATGAGCCTGACAAGGTAGCCTACTATGTGGAACGTCACTACATCCCTGACTTAAAGCTTGGGTCTATGTATGTAGAACTGAAGGGATACTTCAGGCAGGATGCACAACGCAAGATGAAAGCAATCAAGGCACAGTATCCTGACATGGATATACGCTTTGTATTTCAGAACGCCAGTGCTACAATACAGGGAGCAAAGAAGAGGAAGGATGGTACTAAGATGACCTGTCGTGAGTGGGCAGACCGTAATGGTTTTGCTTGGAATGAGGGAACCATACCAGAGGAGTGGTTGGATGTCTGATATATCAGGTGGCTATGAACAGAGAGCCTTGGACTCTCTTGATACAGTATCTAAAATTGGAAGAAAGATTAAACAAGGTTATCAAATAACAAAGAAAGAGTTTTTTATTGAGTACGGATATGAGCCTTACTTTGGAGTGTGGCATACAGCAGGTTTAGTTGACCATCTTGAAAAGCATTGGAGTAAGGATAAGCTTATTCATCATATGCTGAAAGAATACACACCAAGAAAAAGAAACATTCTATTACAGAAAGTCTCTGAAGAACGGAAAGAGATAGCAGCATGAGTATCATAGACAGCAGTGAAGAGATTGTATCTGTCGTAGATGTCAACGCTGAGTTCAACAAGAATGGTCTGAGTGTATCAGTATTCATTGATGACTTGGAGTTTGCTGAATCAGTTGACTACGAAACGATGGCATACAGGATGCTTGAGGATGACATCAAGTATGACGATGATGATATACATAATATAGCATCTCGTCTACGTATGGTGGCTAACCTTTTAGATGAAGGGATTGAGGATGGACGAGAACGGTGAGTTCATTAGGCATGAAGCCTGTCCTCACTGTGGCAGTAGTGATGCCAATGCTTTGTATAGTACAGGCAAACACTACTGCTTCTCCTGCCAGACGTTGACACCGGCTGACAATCAGACAGAGGCATTGGCTATGTTAGAGACAAGCGATACTATCTTCCTTGACCTAGAGTACAAGGAACTACAGAAGCGCAAGATAACACAGAAGACCTGTGAGTTCTTTGGCTATGGCCTGTCTAAGTACAGAGGTCAGACTGTTCAGGTAGCTAACTATAGGGACAGGGCAGGAGACTTGAAGGCACAGAAGGTTAGGTTTCCAAACAAAGACTTCTCAGTTGTTGGTGACTTGAAGGCTGTGACATTGTTTGGTGAACACCTATGGCGTGATGGTACTGGTGGTAAGTTCATCACCATATGTGAGGGGGAACTAGATGCCCTCTCCCTCAGTCAGGCTATGGATAACAAGTGGCCTGTCGTGTCACTACCATCAGGCTGTACCTCAGCTAAGAAAGCTATTGGTAAAGCCATAGAATGGTTGAGCAAGTATGAATATGTTTGCTTGATGTTTGATATGGATGAGGCAGGACAGAGAGCAGCTAAAGAGTGTGCATCTGTATTGCCACCAAACAAATGCAAGATAGCTTCCCTGCCAATGAAGGATGCTAACGAGATGTTAGTAGCTGGACGTATCAAGGAACTAATTGATTGTGTGTGGAACGCAAAGACCTTCAGACCTGATGGTATCGTTGCCGGTACTGAGGTGTGGGACTTGGTGATTAAGAATGATGACAAGTCATCCATCACTTACCCATACGTAGGCCTGCAAGAAAAGACAGGGGGATGCCGTAAGGGTGAGGTTGTAACCATTACTGCTGGTAGTGGTATAGGTAAGTCACAGCTTGCGAGAGAGTTGGCTCACAACTTTATCAAACATGGGGAGACTATCGGATACATAGCACTAGAGGAGAACATAAAGCGTACTGCTCTTGGTCTTATGTCCATTGAACTTAACAAGCCTCTCCACTTACGAGGCAACGACATTCCAGAAGAGGAACTACGACATGCGTTTGATAGCACAGTTGGCAGTGGCAGGGTATATCTGTACGACCATTGGGGTTCTACTGATTCAGACAATCTCTTATCTAAAATACGGTACTTGGTTAGGGGATGTGACTGTGACTATATTGTGCTTGACCATATCAGCATTGTTGTATCTGGATTGGAAGGTGGGGATGAAAGACGATTGATTGACAATACCATGACCAGACTTAGAGCCTTGGTTGAGGAACTAAATTGTGGTATGATATTGATCTCACATCTCAAGCGTCCGTCTGGTGATCGTGGTCATGAGGATGGCGCACAGACTAGCATGGCACAGCTACGTGGTAGCGCAGCCATTGGACAACTGAGTGATATTGTAATTGGATTGGAAAGGAACCAGCAAGACAAGGATAACCCACACATTAGTCAGGTCAGAGTTCTAAAGAACAGATGGTCTGGCGAGACAGGACTATGTTGCTGCCTTGAATATCAGAAAGACACAGGCCGTATGGTTGAGACTTTCTTTGAAGAGGAAGAAGAGAACATAGAATTTTAATAGCTACTGCGGAGACAGAGCATGGATTATATATGGGACATTGAAGCTGACCACTTACTTGATGATGTAACACAGGTATGGTGTCATGTATTCAGAGAGATTAACACAGATGAGGTACACACCTTTGACCCAACACAGGCGCAAGAAGCTATAGCTTTTATGGATAAGGCCAACACATTGATAGGCCATAACATAAGTGACTATGACTTGCGTGTGATAGAAAAGCTACATGGCTATACCTATAAGGGTAATGTCATAGATACGTTGGTATACGCTAGAACAATCTGGCCTGATGTAAAAGAGATTGACTTCAAACTCCACAAGCGTGGTGGTTTTCCAATGAAACTAATTGGTAGTCATAGTCTTAAAGCATGGGGCCATAGACTAGGAGAATTAAAAGGTGACTTCAATACTGGTAGCGAAAGCTTTGCAGCATACACCGATGAGATGTTGGCGTACTGTGTACAAGACACAGCCGTTACCCTCAAGCTATATCGGAAAATTGTGGAGAAAAATTTTAGTGAACCTGCTCTTGCCTTAGAGCATGAACTACATACTCTCTTATTAAAACAGGAAGAGTTTGGTTTTGCCTTTGATGTCCAAGCTGCTCAGTCCTTGTATGGCACACTAGCCCAGCGCAAGGCAGACATTGAACAGCAACTACAGGATACATTTGAGCCTACGATTGTAGAACTCAAGACAAAGACTAAGACTATTCCATTCAACCCTGCATCACGACAGCAGATTGCTGACCGATTGATGAAGCGTGGGTGGGAGCCTGAGTTATTCACTGATACTGGTGAAGCAAAGGTAGATGAGACAGTGCTGGCTGGTATTGATATGCCTGAGGCACAGCTACTGAATGAATACTTACTACTTAATAAACGTATCGGTCAGCTTGCTACAGGTAAACAGGCATGGCTGAAGATGGAGAAGGGTGGTAGATTACATGGTAGAGTTAATCACATGGGGGCTGTTACCTCTCGCTGCACTCATTCCAATCCTAACTTGGCCCAAGTTCCGTCAGTGTCTGCGCCATATGGAAAAGAATGTAGAGAACTATTCATCCCTGATGATGGGTATAGCCTACTTGGTGCTGATGCTAGTGGCCTTGAGTTACGCTGCCTTGCCCATTATATGGCTGCTTATGACGATGGATCATATGCTGATGTGGTACTGAATGGTGATATTCATACAGCCAATCAGGAAGCTGCTGGTCTGGAATCTAGGAACCAAGCCAAGACATTCATCTATGGATTCCTATATGGTTCAGGTGATGAGAAGACAGGCAAGATCATAGGTAAAGGTGCGAAGGAAGGTAGAGCAATTAAGAAAAAGTTTCTAAAGAAACTACCTGCCCTAAAGTATCTGAAGGATGCAGTATCTAAAGCTGCTGATGAGCGAGGTTGGATCAAGGGATTGGATGGTCGTATCATTCCAATCCGACACAGCCACGCTGCACTTAACACTTTACTACAGAGTGCTGGTGCTATAATCTGTAAGACATGGTACGTGTTTATATCACGTGCTATCAAGAAAGCAAACTTGGACGCACAGATTGTAGCGTTCATTCACGATGAGGTACAGCTAGTAGTAAAGAAAGGCCAAGAGGATGAGGCAGGCAGACTTATTCAACAGTGTATGCGAGATGTCCAACAACACTTTGGATTCCGATGCAGACTTGACAGTGAGTACAAGTACGGAAACAATTGGGCAGACACCCATTGATGAAATAGAATGTATCAAGTGTGGCATATGGCAAGACATCAGTAACTTTGAAGTGATGAGTAGTGGCGAAATAAAACGTAGATGTCGCTCCTGCAAGTCGGGGCATCAAACTGTAATACGCCAGTTGCGTAAGGAGAATGAATACCCTGATGAAGATTATTCTTGCCCTATCTGCACTCGTACTATACAGGAGATAGGCAGGCATGGTCAGAAGTCCATGCAAACATGGGTGCTAGATCATTGTCATGATAGTAATACATTCAGAGGTTGGATATGCAAGCCTTGCAACACAGGCATAGGCCAGCTACAGGATAATCCTGACAACGTACATAGGGCGTTTGAATATTTAGTTAAGCACAGGATGAAACATGGACTTTGATTTCTTTTTCAAATTGGTATTGACAGCCAGCTTCTTTGGTGTTAGTGTCTGTCTATGTATCAAGTGGATTGTTGAATCCTATCTTGACTATATACAGGTGACTACTGGCATAAGAGTGGCTACACTACAGAGTATTAAAGACAGCTTAGAACTACAAGAGAAACTAGAACGAGGGAATGACGATGACCCTACTGCTTATTGATGGAGACATCATTGCTTACAAAGCAGCTACATCTGCTGAGACACCCATCAATTGGGGTGATGGTCTGTGGACACTACATGCTTTTGAGATGGATGTAGCCATTCGTATTGATGACCAGATCAGCAAGCTGGTAGACGAGGCACCAGTACAGGATTGTATTGTTGCTCTGTCAGACAAGGATAACTTTCGTAAGGGGATAGCTTCCTATTACAAAGCTAATCGTAAGGATGTACGCAAGCCTATGCTACTATCATGGGCAAGAGAGTACATGATGGAAAAGTATAACACTATAATTTACAGGGGGCTTGAGGCCGATGATGTCCTTGGGATATTATCTACTGCGAATACAGATACTCTTGTGTGGTCTGAAGATAAGGACTTGCTTACTGTACCAGCGAAGCATTGGATCAATGGCGAGGTTGTTACAGTCACTGAAGCAGAAGCTGACTACCGTTTCTTTTTACAAACTCTTACAGGGGACACAGCAGATAACTATAGCGGCTGCCCAACTGTTGGTCCCAAGACTGCTAATAAACTTCTGGCTTCTGGTATTAGATGGGATACAGTGGTTGATGCGTATAAGAGTAAAGGTCTATCTGAAGAGGTAGCACTTGAGAACGCAAGACTAGCACGTATCCTACGTGATGGTGAGTACAATACTGAGACAGGTGAGGTGAGGCTATGGAACCCATGAGACATGAAGAGTATATGAAGCAGAAGATGTTTGATGAGTATGGTAACTATGGTGAGAACAACCCACCCTCTGGTGACATGGTAAACAGTCCTGCTCATTACGCTGATGGTAAGATTGAAACCATAGACTACATCGTAGATGTGCTTGGTGAGTGGGAAGCTATCAGCTACTGTCAAGGTAACGTAATTAAATACACAGGCTCACGCCTGTTCAAGAAGGGTAATCCTATTCAAGACGCGAAGAAAGCTGTATGGTATTTGAATAAGATGATAGAGTTAATGGAAAAGACCAAGGGGAAAAACTGGTGAACGACTTTATTACTTTGCGTTGTGAACATACAGACGAAGATGGTAATGTAGTAAGTACTATTGAACACACATTTGAGACTGAGGGCTACCTGCCTGACATGATGTATAACTTTAAGTCATTCCTTCAGGGAATGGGATTTAACTATGTGACTGAGGTGTATTCAGTAAAGAATGATGGTGAAGAGGTAACAGAAGAATGATGAACTTATATGAATACCAACTACAAGCAATGAAGACTGCTGTATATCACAGCACCCATGCTGTTATGTACCCTGCCCTTGGTCTAGCAGAAGAGGCTGGCGAGGTGGCTGGTAAGATTGCTAAGATGCTGCGTGATGACATCAAGCTGGAAGATCAACGCGAGAAGATTGAAGCAGAGATGGGTGACGTACTGTGGATGCTTGCTGCTCTTGCCAAGGGATGCAACCTATCACTACAGACTATTGCTGAGAAGAACCTTGAGAAACTAGCAAAGCGTAGTGACAAAGGAACCATTCAGGGTGAGGGAGATGAACGATAATGGATTCATATCAGTCGTACATCCACGCTAGTAGATACGCTAGGTGGCTAGAAGATAAGGGACGTAGGGAAACTTGGGAAGAAACTGTAGACCGTTGGTGGAACTACATGACTGCCAAGTTCCCACCACTAGCTGAACGTCAGGATGTTAAGACATCCATCTATGACCTTGAGGTAGTACCATCTATGCGTACTATCATGACTGCTGGTGATGCACTGGATAGAAATAATGTTGCTGCTTACAACTGTAGCTTTCTTGCTGTTGATGACCCTAAAGCTTTTGATGAGGCGTTGCTTGTCCTGATGTGTGGTACAGGGGTAGGCTTCTCAGTTGAACGTCAGTTCATTCAGAAGCTGCCTGAAGTACCTGCTGAACTACAAGATACTGATGAGGTTATTGTAGTAGGAGATAGTAAAGAGGGATGGGCTAAAGCCCTACGTCAGAT